GCGCGGGCCGCGTAGGTCTCGCCCTCTAGGGACTGCCCGCCTGCCGTCTCAGGATGAGCGAAGAGCCGGACGGTATATCTCGCGTGTGCGTGGATGCGCGTCAGCCGGGTCAGCCAGTCGCGGACCTTCACCGGGACCGATCTTCGGATCGTCTCCTTTTCGGCGGGCGGTTTTTTTCTTGGCTTTGCGTTTGGGCATGGGGCGGCCTTGGGTTTGTCCTGCCCGAAAAATGTCCGCTGAACGTCAGACATGATGGCGGGCGATTTTCGCTTAGTCGTCAAGCGGCGCGGGGATTGTGACGCACGATGGCGATGACGGCTCGGATGCCGATGCGGGCTTCGGGGCAACTGAACCAGAGGTTTGCAAACTCAACGACGCAGGCTCGGAGCACGAGGTCGAGGGCCGCCTTGTGCGAGGGCTTGCATCCCCAGCGGGCCTCAATGTTCTCCCGCACCTTCGCGGTCGTGACGGCGATCGCGTCGAGCACGTCGTCGGCGGCTCTCGCACAGGAGAGTTTGCCAGCGATCTCCGCCATCGTCCGCTCCGGCCAGCAGCGGCAGATTTCCGTAACGATCACGTCGCAGGTGTGCTCAAGCTCGGCGGCGCGTGGCCCGATTTGCTCGCGCACGGCGTCGCACAATTCACGAAGCGTCAGCGTATCGAGAGCGTCGCCCACCGCACCTCCAGCATCAAGGCATGGCCGGTGAACCAGACGCGGGCGACGCTCCCGGCACGCGGCACTTTCCGTCTGGGCAGCCGGGCTTTTTCTTGCACCGCTCACAGGTGCAGGTGCATCGCTGCTCCACTCGCCCGTCCGGCTTCCAGACGCCGTTAACGCACGTCCGGCCGCAGACGCACTCGGCGGGCGTCGGCGTGGGGGCGGCATCCCCGGCGACCATGCTGGCCCGTGCAGCGGCGACCGCAGCGGCAGCCCTCGGGTGTTCGAGGCTTGCCGACACGGGGTCAGCCGACAGGGCGGCGAGCGTCGCCAGGATCCATTCCCACATGGCTAGAAACTCCTGGCGTGGTCGATCACGGGATGCCCGTCCTCGCCGACCTGGTGCTGCACGAGGCGGGATTCCTTCGGCGGCTGCTCCGCGATGAGGGCGATCCAGAGAAGATTCTTCGCCGCCTTGGCGATCCACCGGAGCACGGGGCGGTCGTTCGCGGGCGTCGGGTTGACCGGCGATGAGGGCGACGATGAGAGCCACCATCCGGCAGACATGCAGACGAGGCAGACAATGGCGAGTTGCTTGTTGGTGAGTTGGATCATGGGGCGAGTTGGTAATCGAGGAATGGGTTGGGCTTGCGAGTGAGCGTGTTGACGGCGGGCATGAGCCAGTTGCCGTGATGGAGGTCGCGCCAGCCGAAACCGGCGACAGAGCCCACGGCGAAACTATCGAGCCCGGCAAGCATCCGGTCGACCGTCTGGCGATCGACCCAGAAACTCCCTTCGGGCATATCGGCGGGCCACTTCGGGCCACTGATCCACGACGGCCCCCATGAGTTTTGACACAACAGCCCGTCGCGGGGCGAGCCGTTCTTCGCGTAGCGCACCGAGTGGAAGCACATCGCATGAGCCCATTGCCCACGCGCGGCGGCGAACGCATCCGGTCCTCTGACATTCTCGAAGCCGACCATCGAACAGACGGCGACCGGGAACCCCGCCTCGATAGCGGCAGCCGCCTCGTCGAAGTTGCGGACGAGGGCGACATGTTTCGTCGGATGCTTCTTTGCGACCGCGTCGAGCTTGCCCTTGTCGCCCTGGCCGCCGTTGCCCCAGTTGCCCCACTGCTTCGCCCGGTCGGCGGAATAGTCCGTCAGGTCGACGCCGTCGTAGGGCTGGCGATAGATGACGCCCCAGTCGCGAAACCAGCGGGCAGCCGCGCCGCCGTAGGAGCCATCGCTCCACCCGCCACCGCCCTCGGGCTTATTGCGGGCCTCGACGCGCGAGCCGCCGTAACAACTTTCGGAACTCACGCGGAGCGGAGGATCGGCGAGCCGCCCCGTCTCCCAGTCGACGCATTGAGCGATCCAGACGGCGTGCTCGCCCCAGGCCCACGAAACGCAGTCGCCGATTCCCTGCCGGCCGCAAACCCAAGGCTTGCCGTAGCGGGATGCGTGAGCCTTGTACGCAGAGCGATAGAGGAACGTGTCGACGCCCTTCGCCTTGGCGATCGTCTCGGCCCCAGCGTCACGAAAGAGCGGCTGGTCGAGCTCGGCCAGAAACTCTTTTACGCCCTCGGGGTTTGGGGCGTATCCAAACTGCGACCCTGACGGCGTGTGCCGCTGCGAAACGGCGAGGTAGACGGCGATGAATAGCAACGCCGCCGCGCCGACAAACTGCCAGGCTCGAATCTCGTCAGCGGGTCGCTTCACCGGCAGCCCTTCCGATCTCGCGATACGCTGCCGCCCACGCCTCACGCTGCGACTTGCTCACCGGGCCACCGCTCTTGCCGACTGCCCCGTCGAGAAACGCCTCGATGGCATCCCTGACCTTTGGCTGCCGCTCGCCGATGCTTTCGCCACGGCAACGCAGGATCCTCGCCCGCGTGCGAAGCTCGTCGTACTGCGTGCCGGTCTTGAAGAACGGCTCGCCCTGGGCGGCGTCGTGCTCGATCTCAATGGCGAGCTCGTCGGCAAAGGCTGCGAGCGTCGCGGCGTCGGCCGCAGCGGTCGGGCCGATGAACTTGCCACGCAAGACGAGAGCGCCGCCGGGGGCCGGTGCCGGGGCGGGCCTGCTCTCCAACGCCCACGCAAGCAGGCAGCCGAGCACCAGGGCCGAGGCGAGCGTGTAGCGGGCGCGGTCTGTCATGGCTTGTCGCTCCCGGCGACCAGGGCGAGCGTCAGCGTGTCGATCGCCTTCTTCTCCGCTTCCGCCAGGCTCTCCGTCTGGAGCAGACGCAAGCGGACGTGGGCGAGGTCAGCGATTGCCGACTGGTAGGTCGGGGCGAGGTGCGGCGGTGGTGCCGGCTCTGGGCCGAGCGACGGGGCAGCCCGGCGGGCGAGCATCGGGCCAACGAGGAGAGCGGCAGCGCCGCCCAACAGGAGGACGTAGATCATGCGTCGTGGGCTTTCCTCACAAGGGGCAAGAGCGATTCGATGGCACCGCTGGCGACCAATAGCAGCAGTTGGCGGGCGGCCGGTTTCAGGATGATCCAGACGGGCCACGCGAGCGCGGGGATCGCCCGGTCTGCAACGGTGTCGAACAGGAGAGCGATAGCGTTGAGCACGAACTGCTTTCGCTCGGCCCCGTCGACCGGGATCGCGTCGGCCGCTTCAATCGCCACCCGCATGAGGGCGACGGCGAGCTCGCCAAACTCCGCGAGCGTGATCCCGCCAGCGGCTTTGACCTTCGCGGTGGCGACGAACGCCCGAACCTTCTCGGCGAGCGACACGAGGTCGTAGGCGGCTTGCAGCGGAGCGGAGGAGATCATTTCACGAGCCCCATGAGGATTGCCCGGCGGGCGGAATCGAGAGAGCAGCCGAGGCGGAACGCGACCAGTTGCACATGCGAGGCTGTCAGCGGCGCGGGCCGCGAGCTTGTCACCTTGCCCCAATACTGCTGCTGCGGCGTGTAGTGCTGGGCGAGCGACACAACCTCACCGGCAGCCGCGATGGGTTCGCGCCCGTCAGGTCCGCCTCGACGCCAGTGAGCCGCAGCGATCACGTCAGCCTCCGACCGTTCAGATTGGTCGAAAAACGGGCGTGACCGTAGGGGCTATGGCAGCGTTTCGCACTCGGCCAGACAGGCGGCGTAGCCAGCCAGGTCGATCGGCGTGTCGGTCGTTTTGCTCGGCCCCATGTGCCTGGCGACCTTGTCGAGCGTCATCACGACTGCCCAGTCGGCGGGGGTCAACGGACGCTTGAGCACGTCCGCGAATGCGGCGTTGATCATGCCCACCGTGCGGGCGAAGTGGTGGAGCGGCCCGCCGTACTTCGGACGACGGTCGCGGATTACGTCGATCGCGTCTCGCAGCAACCGCTCGGCTGGCGTCTCGTCATCCTGCGGCGCGAGCAGCCCGTCTCCGGTATGACGTATGTCAACCGGCTCGCGTTCCTTCTCGCCCTTCAGTTCCCGCTCCCCTTGGAGGATCCAGTCCACCGGGATCGACGGCACGTCGGCGTCAGCTATCTCGGTCGGCGACTCCTGCTCGGTCGTGTCGAAGCAGCGGGCAGCGGCCTCCTGGGCAGGCTTGCAACCGGCGAGCGACGCAGCCATCGGGGAGTAGCCACGCTTCTTCGGATCGTCCTCTGGCGTCGCGTCCATGCGAGCGGCGACGGCTTCGCGAAGGGCTCGGTTCTCGGCTTCGAGTTGGTCAAACGCTGCGGTCATGGTTGCCCTTTCCTTGATGAGTCTGAGAACGTCTGCGGCGAGCGTGCCGCTCGTGCCGGTGTAAGCGCCGGAGAAGCGGCGAGCGCGATACTCTGCCTCTCGGAGATAATCTGCGGAGAGCGTCAAGCCTTCGCCCTCGGTGACGCAACGTGCATCGACGAGAGCCCGCCGTCTGGCTCGTAGATGAACGTCTCGCACGCCTGCCTAGCGCCGATGAATCCGTTGGCTGAATGCCAATCGTCGGGCGGGCAGATCGTCGGGGCCGTTCGCACGATCACGCCGTCGAGTGTGTCGAGCGGCTTGTTGTGCTCGGCCGCCTGGTGGTGCAGGTGGCCCGTATGCCACTCGCGATAGGTACTGTGGCTCCACGCCTCGCGTTGCTCTAGGGCCATGATCTGCGGGAGCTTCCGCTTCGCCTTGTGGCCGTGCGTGAAGCCGAGCAGGTTGCGCCCGTGCGTGAGGTATTGCCGCGACAGGAAATCGGGCTTGATCGTCACCGCCTTTGAGCCACGGAACCGCTCCACGAGGATCCGCTGAAAGGCCCACGTCAACACCTCGTCGTGGTTGCCGTTCACGATCACAACGTCGGTGGGGGCCGTGGCCGCCGACCGCTCGACGATGCGGAGCAGAGAGTCGCATCCGACCTTGATCATCTTCTGCAATCTGCCGTCACGCTCTAGCGGCGTGCCGCCGGTTGTCGTGCCGCTGGGCGTGTCGTAGTGGAACAGGTCGCCGAGAAACGCGATCGTGCGACGAGTGGGCTTGTGGGAATCTCCCACTTCAACCAGTTCCGCACCGGCCTTGCCGACGAGTTGCTCGGCCAGGTCGAGGTCATAGTCGCTGCCGCCCGTGGTCTTGCTCCAGGAGTAAGCTCCGTAGTGGGTGTCGCTGATTACTAGCACCTGCCAGAGACCGTCCCGCTTCGGCTGGCGATATACCTTTTTTGGTATACGCCGAATCTCCTTCTTCGCCGCGTCGATCATTGACGCCACGCATTCCAGCGTCGTCGGCCCGCCCCGTGGCTTGAGCCTCACAAAGACCCGGTGAAGTTCAATGCTCCCGCCTTCTCCGTCGCCGCACTCCCATTTCGTCGCCTCGCTGGCGGCGACCTCGAAGCGGGTCGTATCGGCTTCGATATGCGCGAGAAGATCCTCCACCGTCTTGATGCGTCGGCTCGTTGATCGTGCTTCAAGCGTGTCGCCGCTTTGCGACTGCGTCACCTGCTCGGCATCAGCGGACGGTTTCGGGGGCGGCAACTTGGACGCCACGTCTGCCGCTAGCGTTTTCCGTTTAACCACTGAATGATTCCTTGGAGTCCGCTTGTCTTCCAGCCGCGCTCGCTTGCGGCCTCCATGATCGCGCGGGCGAACGCAGCCTTTTGGTGCTTGGAGTGATCGAACGACGCCCGCACCGTTTCCAGTTCCGCCTGTGCCTCGGCAGGCAACCTTTCAAACCACGTCCCGAATCCAGGGCTGCGGTTGCGCGTCCGCGAGAGAACGTCGTCGAGCAGGCTCAATGCCTTCGCCTTCCCCTTCGCCATCAGTCCTCCTCGTCGTCCTTGTGGCGGAACCCTTCGGCGTCGAGCACGCCAGACAGCGTTTCCGAAAACTCGACTACGGCGTCTTCACTCAGGTCGGGCCAGCGGGCGTGAATGAGCTCGTGGATGAGCGTATCCAAGAGGTCAACGCCTCGGAGCCGGGCGTCGACCCGGATGCGACGCAGGGTGTAGTTGCAGTCGCCGTCGATGCCACGAAGACGCTGCGACCGCTCGATCTTCCATCGCTGGTCGCCGACGTAGACGGTGCGGCGTTGGCGCTTCCTGCGGGGCATATCGCCAGCGTAGAGCGAGGGTCAACGGGCGGGCAGGGCGTCAGGCGTCTGGGAACGCAGCCGTAGGCGGCGTGAAGTTCGCCGTGTAGCGGGCCGCACCCGCGCCGCTCGTGATGCGGAACTCGTCGATATGCCCGCTGTAATTCTGACTACCAAACCCAGCCAGGCTGCCGATTGTCAGCGCGCTCGGCTGTGGGAATGAAAAACTTTGCGTAGCCGTGCTGACCTGCGTTCCGTTGATGAATAGTCGCACTACGTCTCCGGCGCGAGTTACCGCCACATGCTGCCATTGATTTGGAGCAATCGCAGAGCTCGACGAAGACACCACTACAGTCAGGTCTGTTCTTGCCAGGAACAATTGGCCGTTACCAAGCCCAAACCACACATGCCCGTTTCCGCCGCTTCCCAAAATGGCCCCGCTTGGAGTGCCGCTCGGATAAATCCAGGCCTCAATAGTGAAATCCGTTCCGGCTGGCAGATTGGCGAGACTCGGCGGAACGGAGAGGCTCGATACGCCGTCGAACAAAGTCGACTTGCCGCCAAACCTCGACTGCGCTGTTGATTGCGTGGCGTTGCCGTTGGCTGTGACAGTCTTCGGCGTGCCGCTTGAATCAGTGAACGTCGAGCCGCTGCCGTCCATGTGCAGGAGGAGAGACACCGCAGAAAACAGCGGGTCAGATGGCGTCCAGGTCGCAAGTGCGGCTCGTCGCCATGTGCTAGCAGAAACGCACACGTAGAGGTTGGTCGCGTCGTAGGCCATATCGCCAGCAGCGCCAGGCGAGCTTGGAGAACTCGGCACGCTCGCCCACGACAGACCACTGAGCCCCGCATCGCCTCGCGGAATGACGAGGTTTAGCGTCTGGCTGGGGGCGTCTCCGGTTACAGTCGCCGAGGCCGATGAGCCGGCCGCGCCAGTGGTCACGGTGCCGATAGATAGGCTGTTTGCCGCACCCTGCGGCCCCGTGATTTCCGAGAGCGCCACGAGGTTGGCCCATGTGCCGCTCGGAGCGTATCGCCATTGCAGATGCGTCGATGTCGCCTGAAACTCAACGTCTGCCCCGTCCTGGCCGTCAACGCCAGCATTCCCACGCGGGATCGTCAGATTGATTGTCTGGTTTGGAGCGGTTCCCGTGATCGTGGCCGATGCGTTGCTGCCAGCCGCTCCCGTCGTGACCGTGCCGATCGTGAGCGTGTTCGCAGGCCCGGCGGCCCCTGTCGCGCCAGCCTGCCCCGCGTCGCCGCGAGGAATGGTCAGCGACAAGGTCTGATTGGGTGCCGTCCCCGTTATCGTCGCAGACGCCGACGAGCCAGCCGCGCCAGTCGTGGTCGTGCCAATCGTCAGGCTATTCGCAGGCCCGGCCGGTCCCGTTGCGCCCGTGGCCCCCGTGGCCCCCGTGCTGCCCGTACTTCCCGTGGCACCCTGCGGCAGCGTCAGGTTTAACACCTGCGCACCGGCTGGCCCGGTCAGCGTTGCCGCAGCGGTCGCGCCACCAGCGACCGTCCCGATGGTGAGCGTCGTCGCCGGCCCCGTGTCGCCCTTTGGCCCACGGTCGCCAACGCTCGTCACGCTGACATTGGCAGTCCCGCCATTCGTGATCGTTGGCGCGGGCGTGCCGGTTGACCCCGGCACCGTGACCGTCGTGGTCGTGCCACCCGAGACCGTGACCGTGACCTCATTGCCCGCCATCTGCTACCTCACGGATTCGATGCAGTGACAGTGCCGCTCAACACCGTTCGCGTCACACCACCAGGCGAGACCCAGCGGAGGAACCAGCGATTCGAGCCGGTCGGCGAGATCGCGAGCGTCTGCGTCTCGGTCATGCTGATCTGAACGGTGCTCGAAGTGACGTTGTTCACGGTCGCCATCGTGACCGTGACGGCAGGCGTCGCGACAGGCGTGTCGGTCGCAGTCGCCCCGAAGCCGCTGTAGACCGCAGCCGTCACGGTGAAGCCAGTGAGGTTCGTGGCAGCGAAGACGGCCGAGAAAGTCACCTCGTCCCCGCGCACGATGCGGAGGTCGAGATCGCCTGGAATCTGCGAGAAAACAGCCATCGGCAGCCCTTGAAGGT